GCAGGTATCTTAGAAAAATACAAAGAAGCTGTATCTGTAAAAGATCATTGGAGAGAAAAGTTTGAAGAAGCCTATGAGTATTGTTTACCTAATAGAGAATCTTTTTATGAAGAATCACCAGGACAAAAAAGAACTGATAAGATTTTTGATGAAACTGCTGTAGTTGGTGTACAAGAATTTGCATCAAGATTACAATCTGGTATCGTACCTACATTTGCAAGATGGGCAGATTTCCAAGCAGGTGTTGAAATACCAGAAGAACAAAAATCACAAGTTAATTTACAGTTAGATAAAATTACTGAATACGTTTTTGAAGTATTACAAAACTCAAACTTTAATCAAGAAGTACATGAAGCATTTATGGATCTAGCTGTTGGTACTGGATGTATGTTAGTAGAAGAAGGTGATGCTGTTAATCCTGTTAAGTTTACAGCTGTACCATTACCTAAAGTATGTTTATTAAATGGTCCAGATGGAAAGATTGATACAGTCTATAGAACTAGAAAAGTAAAACCAGAACACGTTAAAGTTTTATATCCTAAAGCTGTAATGCCAGAAAATTTTGATTTGTTACAACAAAAAAAAGAATTAACAATTATAGAAGCTGTATATAAAATACATCAAGACAATGAAGAAAAATATAAATATTGTGTTGTATTAGAAAATCCTAAAGCAGTTATATTTGAAGAAGAATATTCTGGAGAAGGATCTAATCCATATTTAGTATTTAGATGGAATAAAGCATCTGGTGAGGTATATGGTAGAGGTCCAGTATTTAACGCAATGGGAGCAATTAAAACTTGCAACTTAACTGTTGAGCTAATATTACAAAATGCACAGATGTCAGTATCTGGAGTTTATACTTATGAAGATGATGGTGTAATTAATCCAGACAATATTGCATTAGTACCTGGATCTTTAATACCAGTAGCTCCAGGATCAAGAGGATTAAGTGCTATACAATCTGCATCTAACTTTGATGTAGCTCAGTTAGTATTACAAGACATGAGGCAGAATATTAAAAAAGCTTTATACATGGAAGCTCTTGGAAGACCAGAAGGAACTCCAATGACAGCAACAGAAGTTTCTGAAAGAATGGCAGATCTATCAAGACAGATAGGTTCTTCTTTTGGAAGACTACAATCTGAATTTATACATCCGTTACTAAAAAGAATTATTAGATTATTATCTAAACAAGGTAGAATAGAACTACCTAAAGTTAATGGTAGAGAAGTAAAGATTGCTGCTAGATCTCCATTAGCTAAAGCACAACACATGCAAGATGTTTCTGATATAAACAGATTTAATGAAATTATTGCAGGTACATTTGGCCCACAAATGATTAATGTTATTGTTAATCAAAATGAAACTGCTAAATATCTAGCACAAAAAATGAATTTGCCTGAAAAACTTATTCGTGATGAAGAAGAACAAAGACAAATAGTCCAACAGATTAGTCAGTTACAAACTGCACCGAAAGAAGGAGAAATACCACAATAATGAGTTGGGATGGACTTAAAGAAAAAAGACCAATTCCTGCAAAATCTATTGATGGTTACGTAAGAACAGAAGACGAAGAACGTAATCTTAATAAATTATTTGCAGGTGTATTTAAGAATGATGATGGAAAAAAAATTCTTGAGTATATTAAATCAATTACAACTGAAGCAGTTGCTGGTCCTAATATAGATAGCAATGGATTATTTCATTTAGAAGGAATGAGATTCCTAACAGCTGTAATACAAACAAGAATAAAAAAAGGAGAACAAGATGGTAGATGATAATGCAACAGCACCAATCACCACAGAAACGCAAGAGCAAACTGTTAGTGATAAACCAGAATATATACAAGATAAATTTTGGGATGCTGATAGAAAAGAAGTTAATTTAGAAAACTTAGCTTCTAGTTATAATGCTCTTGAGAAAAAATTAGGCTCAAGAACAGAAGATCTGTCTAAACAAGTTAGACAAGATTTAGAACAAGAAAGACTTGGTAAAGTACCAGAAGAATATAAAGTAAATGTTCCAGAACTTCCAGAAAATGTAGATGTATCTGTATCAGATGATATGGAAATAGTACAATGGTGGAAAGAAACAGCTAAACAAAATGGTTTATCTCAAGATCAATTTGATGAAGGTGTTAAAGTATTTATTGATAATGCAATGGCAACTTTACCAGATGTTAATGCTGAGATGCAAAAGTTAGGTGATAACTCTAAAGAAAGAGTTGAAGCTGCAGAGCTTTGGTCTAAGAAAAACTTATCACCAGAAGCTTATAATACTTTTTCAAGTATAGCATCAACAGCTGAAGGTGTAAAAGCAATAGAAGAAATAATGAAAATGACTAAAGATAGTCCTATGCCTACTACACCTACACAAGTATCTGTTACTCCAGATTTTGCAGATCTTAAATCTATGATGAATGATCCTAGATATTATGATTCTAATAAAAGGGATGATGCTTATATTAAACGTGTAACAGAACTGTATGAAAAAGCATACGAAACAAAAAAATAAATTTAAGTATAAAAAACTTAAAAAAGATTTACATTGGCTAGATGCAGTTAGTGAAACAGGTTGGATTAATAAATCCGATATGGATGATCATGAACCAGCTAAAGCTGTATCTAGTCAAATGTGGATATACAAAGAAACCAAAAAATATATTACATTATTTGGTACATATTCTTATGACAAAAAAGGTAATATAGAGTTTGGAGAAGTAATTACTATTCCTAAAATATGGATGTAATTGTGCGTTGTTTAAACAATTAAACAAATCTATTTCTATATCAAGACCTTAAAAATGTTTAATGTTTGCCCTTAATTGGATAACAAACCACTGCATTTGTAAGATAATCGGATAACAAACGTAACTTAACAACAAACAAAGGACAATAAAATGGCAAACTCAATAACAAATGCCTTTATTACTCAGTTTGAAGCAGAAGTTCACATGGCTTATCAAAGAATGGGTTCTAAATTAAAGAACTTAGTAAGAACTGTGAATGGCGTTAATGGATCATCTGTTAAGTTTCAGAAAGTTGCAAAAGGATCTGCAAACACTAAAGCAAGACATGCTGAAGTAGTTGCAATGGATCTATCACACAGCAATGTGTCAGCAACTTTAACTGATTACTATGCAGCTGATTACGTTGACAAGCTAGACGAGTTAAAGGTAAACATTGACGAAAGACAAGTAGTTGCACAATCTGCAGCATACGCTTTAGGTAGAAAAACTGACAGTGTATTAACTGGGATTATGAATGGTGCTACAACTCTTGCAAACAACTCATCTGGAACAGGTACTGGAATGAACTTAGGAAAAGCTCAAGCTATGATGGAACTTTTCAATACTAATGACGTACCAGATGACCAACAAAGATATTGGGTAGTAGGACCAAAACAATGGTCTGACCTAATTAACCTAGATCAATTCTCTAGAGTTGAATATGTAGGCGAAGGTGAGCTTCCATATGCTGGAGGAATGACTGCTAAAAGATGGTTAGGATTCTTATGGTTTGTACACAGTGGACTAGAAACTTCTGGTTCTACTGATAGACATACTGTGGCTTTCCACAAATCATCATTAGGCTTAGGAGTTGGTTCTGATGTTAAAACTGAAGTGAACTACATACCAGAAAAAGTTTCTCATTTAATTACTTCTATGCTAAGCATAGGTGGTACATTAATTGATACTGATGGTATTAGAGTTCAAAAATGTGCAGAGTAATAGGAGGATAATATGGCTTACTCAACAGACAATCCTGTGAAAAAAATTTCACAGATGGGTCCAAGCAATTCTCTTTGGTATTACACTGACGGAGATGCAATTGGAACAATAGATGACGCAGATTATTTTCTTGCTGATTACGAAAACCTAACTGCTGGTGACATAATTTTTGTTAACAGTGGTGGTTCAAATGGCGTAGTCGACATTTTAATGGTTTCAGCATCATCTTCTAGTACAGTTACTACTGTATTATTAGCATAACGCTAAAATTTGTGTGGGCGAGGCAACTCGCCCTCACTCTTAATTAAGGAATTTATGGCAACATCAAAAGTAGATATATGTGCAAGAGCTTTAGTAATGATAGGCGCACAACCTATATCTTCTTTTGAGGATGGATCTACAGAAGCTTTAGTTGCTTCAAATGTTTATGAAGATATTTTACAAGCTTCTTTAACAAGACATAGATGGAAGTTTGCTACTAATCAAAAAGAATTATCATTATTATCAACAACTCCAGTAGGAAGATATGAATATGCTTATCAATTACCTGCTGATCCTGGAGTACTACAAATTAATACATTAACAGTTAACGATTATATTATTCCTTATACAAGATATAAGAATATGATTTATGTAAATACTTATGGTGCAAATCATAATTTAGTATTAGATTATATTTACAGAGTAGAAGAAGATTATTTTCCAGCTCATTTTAGATTGGCTTTAGAATATGAACTTGCTTCTTTATTCGCAGGTTCAGTTGCTAGAGATGCAGGTATGATTAATCAATTTAAACAAATGTCTGATAGACAATTTTTAATATCTAAAAATATAGATACAGCAGAAGTAACTACTAGAAAACTAGATACTTCTAGATTTATTAATCTAAGAAACTCTACGAGAACTGATGTATAATGGCAAGAACATTAAAAACTGTATTAACCAATTTTTCTTCTGGAGAGCTTAATCCATTATTAGCTACTAGAATAGATACACCTGCTTATTCAAATGGAGCTAAACAATGTAGAAACTTTGCATTATTAGCAGAAGGTGGTCTTATGAGAAGACCAGGAACTACATATTTAGCAACATTACCTGCTGAGTCTAGATTAATTCCATTTGTATTTTCTGATGATGAAATAGCTATTATTGTTTTATCTAATCAAAGAATGGATGTTTATAATATTAATGGTAGTGCAATAGTATCTAATTATACAACTAATTGCAATTGGACTACAGCTCAATTATTTGAATTAAACTTTGCTCAATTTGGCGATACTATTTTTATTACACACAGAGATAATGAAACAAGAAGATTGTTTAGAGAATCTGCAACTTCATTTACAGTATCAGTATTTGCATTTGATGATGATGATTCAGTAACTGTAAGTGGTGTTAATAAAACAACTAGACCATTTTATAAATATGCTTCTAGTTCTATTAGTGTAAGTTTATCTTCTCATGCAACAGGAACAGGTAGAACTGTAACTGCAAGTGCTGATGCTTTTACAAGTAATCAAGTTGGGGACTATATAGAAATAAATAAAAAGCAAGGTAAGATAACTGGTTTTACTTCTGCTACACAAGTTACTATTACTATTATTGAAGATATGGGTAGTGCTGGTCCACACTTTGATTGGGCAGAACAATCTATATCTACCAAAAGAGGATTTCCACAAGCTGTAACTTTTCATAATAACAGACTATGGTTAGGTGGTTTAAAGTCTAGACCTGCTGGTATATTAGCTTCTAGAATATCTGAGTATTTTAATTTTAGTGTAGGAACAGGTCAAGCAGATGAAGCTATCGATTTAGATATTGCAGGTTCAGAAGTTAATGAAGTTAGACACATGTTGTCTGGAAAAGACTTACAAGTATTTACAGATGGTGGTGAATATTATATTCCAAGAGCAAATGATAATACTATAACTCCTGGAAATGTATCAGTATTAAGACAAACACCTTATGGTATTAGTAGAACAGCTCCTGTTATGTTTGATCAAGCAGCAGGTTTTGTTCAAAAAAATGGTAAAGCTGTAAGAGAATTTGTTTATTCAGATATTGAAGATGGATATAAATCAACTTCGGTATCAATACTTGCAGAACATTTAATAGATAATCCAAAACAAGTAGCTATTATAAAAGGTAACTTTACTAGACCAGAACAGTATGCGTTTTTTTTAAATAACGGAAGTACACTTCCAGGAAGTATGGCTATATTTCATTCTGTTAGAGATGAAAAAATAGCAGGATGGGGACTTTGGACAACTAAAGAAAATGATTTATATCAATCTGTAATTACATTAAATGAATTTTTAGTATGTATTGTAAAAAGACAATTAAATGGATCTACAGTATATACACTAGAAAAATTTGGAGATGATGATAGTATTACATTAGATATGCAAACAACATCAACAGTAAGTCAAAGGGGTACACCATTAGTACAGGGTGCTAGTCAATCTGGAGCTGTAGTAAAAATAGATGGATTTACTTCTGATCCACAAATAAATGAAACATTTACTATTGCAGGAAACTCTACTGAATATACTATACAAGCTGTTACAAATAATGGTGGTGGATCTTATGATCTTAACTTAGATCAAAACTTAGCAGCAAGTCCAGCAGATAATGCTGTTGTTACAATTGTTAAAGGATATTTTCATTCTGTAAATGGTATTTATACAAATGAATCTGTTAATGCAGTAGAAGGTAATAGTTCATTAGGTGCGTTTACTGTTAGTGCTACAGATACTATTACATTAAATTCTCCAAGAGCAACTGGAGTAAAAATTGGATTTAACTATACACCTATTATTGAAACTATGCCAATAGATAAAGAATTACCCGAAGGACCATTAACTGGTTTACCAAGAAGAATCTCAAGAGCCATCATTGATATTAATTCTGCTTTAGATTTAACTGTCAAAGCTGCAGACACAACCTCTAAATCTTTAGTAGTCCAACAAGTTAACTTCACTGGTGGTTCTGACTTAACACCTGTAACAGACAAAAAAGAATTTTTCTTTTTAGGTTATAGCAAAAGTCCAACAGTAACATTATCTCAAGATGATCCGTTACCAATTAAAATATTAGGAATGAGTGTGGAGGTAGTTTTTGCATGAGTGCTGATCCTGTTACATTAGCTATTGCTAGTACTGTTGTACAAGCAGTTGGAACTTATTCACAAATACAATCTCAAAAAGCAACTAACAAAGCTATCATAAGAGAATATGAAACAGAAAAAAAATACAATCAGTTAAAAGGATTACAAGATTCTAATGATGTATTAGAAGAAGCTAGAAGAAAACGTAAACAAAATTTAGCTATAGTTGCAGGTTCTGGTTACAATGATGATAGTAGAAGTTTTTTATCTACTCAATCTGAAATAAAAAGAATAGCAGCAAAAGATGTAACCAATATAAAAATTAATACACTTAGAGGTGAGTCTAAAATAGAAAGTCAAATATATACAACAAAAGTTATGGGTAAAGCTCAAGAGTTTGGAGCTTATGCAAGTATAGCAGCATCAGCATTAAAAACAGGATCTTATGCAAAATCATATCAGGGAGGACAACCCAGAGGTCAATATTTTACAGATGATCCAGGAGATAAAATAGGATAATGGCATTAAAACAAGCAAAAAAACAAGTTGGTTTAAAAGCAAGTGTAGCTGATAATATTGGTATTCCAAAATTTCCTACTACAACTATAGCAGCAGAAATATCTAAACCTATTAGTGAAGCTATAGATGTATTTAGAAAAAAAGCTGAAGTTGATGCTTCTGCAAATTGGCAATTTCAATTTAATCAACAATCAAGAGATCATTATCTACAATTAAAAGATAAGTTTAAATTTGATCCAGATGGAATGAGAAATGCTGTTGATAATTATTCTAAAACAGTAATTGGAAGTACGCCAAGTGTTTATAAAAATATTGCACAAAATATTTTAGCACAAAAAAATCTAGCTAATATGTCTTATGCTACAACTAATTATAATGCTAGAGAAGATCAAAAAGCATTAGATGGTTGGAATTTAACTAAAGATCAAACAATGGTAGATGCAGGATCTCATTTAGAAACTATAAGTATGAATCCAGAGTTAACATCATTAGATGTAAATAATTTTATTGGAGATGATTTATTAAAAACTTTAAATCATAATTATGGTGGTGCAGAAACTACTATTGTTGAAACTAATAGATATAGTGGTAGTCAATTAAAAAAAGATTTAGATAATGATATTATAGATTTAGAAACATTAAGAGTATTTAATATTATAAAAAAATTAGGAGATGTAGATGGTAATAAATATTTTTTAAATTATGCAGCAGGTAAAGATAATTTACCTATA